ATTTTAAAGAGATGACTGATAATGATGTAAGAAAGAGAATATATGAAGAACAAAAGAATCAAATAGAACAAGATATGGCACCTTTTGGTTTTATGTCTGATGGATTAGACGACACAAGTTTCGTTGATAAAGACGGTGATTTATGGCATACTGATGAATATGGTGATAGATCTTATATGTGGGATTATATGTAATGGAATTAACTGCAAGAAATGTAATTGAATCTTTGTCTGAGATTGCTCCTTATATTGAAGCAGATGGAGGATTTGTAGAATTTGTAGAGATAGAAGAGGATACAAAATTTGTAAAAGTTAGATTAGGCGGTGCTTGTACAAGTTGTGCAATGAGTGCAATGACTCTTAAACAAGGTATAGAAAATAAGATATTACAAGATATTCCAGATTGTAACGGTGTAATTCAAGTTTTGTAATGGATTTTGATGAACAACTTGAAGTTGACCATTTTGTCCTGACTGAACGTAAATGTCGTGTTTGTGGTAAAGTAAAGGATTTGATAGATGGATTTTATTTAATAAGAAAGAATAAAAGTATTCAATCGTCATATTCATATGAGTGTAAATCCTGCACTATTAAAAGAGTAAAAGGTAAAAAGAAAGTAGAGATAAAAAGATGGGAATATCCAGATTGGTAGTTCATGCACTGTTTCCCCGATGAAAAAGGGTATTTTAATAAATAATTTCAGAAAAATATTCCTGAGATCGGAGAATACAAGATGGCTCTAAATTTAGCCTCTCCTGGTATCCAAGTTAGAGAAGTAGACCTTACCATTGGTAGAGTAGACGCAACAAGCGGCTCTATTGGTGCGATAGTTGCTCCCTTTACGAAAGGTCCTGTGGAGGAAGCACAACTCATTGAAAGTGAGGAGGATCTACTACAAACTTTTGGGCAACCATATTCAATAGATAATCACTATGAATATTGGATGGTTGCATCATCTTTCCTTGCATATGGAGGAACACTTCAAGTTATTCGTGCTGATGATTTCAACACACAAACTGGAGTTGGTCTTAAAAATGCTTTTGTAGGTACTGCAAGTAGTATAAGAATTAAAAGTGATACACATTATAATCAATTAGGTTATGATGATAATACAATTACTGGTGTTACAGTTGCATCTAAAACACCTGGTACATATGCAAACGGACTTAGAGTTGCAATAATTGATGCAAAAGCAGACCAAGTATTAACAGTATCTGGTATTAGTACAGTTGGATTGGGTATAACACAATCTGCTGCTGGTAGAATTGTCGCAGGTGCTGCAGGTACAAGTGTTCTAGATGGATACATTAAAGGTGTTGTTACTGGATTTACAGGAACTACTGCTGATGTTAAAGTTCTTCAACACGTTTCAACTGCTGGAACAGTTACAAATGTAAATTACCAAAACGGTGGTGTTTATAATTTTGCAACTGGTACAGTTTCAGTAACTCCAGCAGGTCAAACTATTGCACCTACTACAGCACAATCAGTAACAGCAGTAACTGACTGGTTTGAACAACAAAATATTGTTTTAACACAAACTGATGCAAATGGTAATCCATTAAGTTTAGAATGGGATCAATTAGCAGACAGACCAGGCACTTCAACTTATGCTGCTGCTAGAGGTGGTAGATTTGATGAACTGCACGTTGTTGTAATTGATGACAAAGGAACAATTACAGGTAATGCTGGAACAATTCTAGAAAAACATCTCAACTTATCTAAAGCAAAAGATGCCGAGTATTCAGTAGGTTCAACATCATACTGGAGAAAATATCTTGCAACTAACTCACAATATATCTACGGTGGTAGTGCTCCTGCAGGAATCACAACAAGTGGATTTACTGCTGGAACAGCAACTGCAATCGGTAATTTAGATGCTGATAGTGGATGGGATCAAGATGCAAGTGAAGTAAACTTCGGATTATCTGGTGTAGTAACTTCCTCACTTACAGGTGGTACAAACTACGGAGATAAAACAGATTATACAACAACAGGTGCTTTGACATCAGGTGTTGATGATTTAATCACTGGTTATGGATTATTTGAAAACAAAGAAGAAATTGAGGTTGACTTTATATTGATGGGTGCTGCTCATCATCCAAAAGAGCAGTCTCAGGCAATTGCAGAAAAAATAATTGCAGTTGCTGAAGCAAGAAAGGATGCAGTCGCATTCGTTTCACCTTATCGTCAAGCATTCTTAAATGATAGTTCAGTGGGTGCTGTGACAGTGAATAACATAGACACGATGACAAATAATATTGTCGGATACTATGCTCCTATAACATCAACGACATATGGTGTATTCGATAGTGGATACAAATATATGTTTGACCGTTTCAATAATACATTTAGATATGTACCATTGAACGGTGACATTGCTGGAACTTGTGCAAGAACTGATGTCGAACAGTTCCCTTGGTTCTCACCTGCGGGTACTGCAAGAGGTGCAATACTTAATTCAGTAAAACTTGTATATAATCCTGGCAAAAAACAGAGAGATATTCTATATTCCAATAGAGTGAATCCTGTTATTCTTTCACCAGGTGCTGGAATTATTCTCTTTGGAGATAAAACAGGATTTGGTAAATCATCGGCATTTGACCGAATCAACGTTCGTAGATTGTTCATTTTCTTAGAAGATGCTATATCAGCAGCGGCTAAGGATCAACTCTTTGAGTTCAACGATGAACTAACAAGAACAAACTTCGTAAATATAATTGAACCATTCCTAAGAGAGGTTCAATCCAACAGAGGTATATTTGACTTTGTTGTGATTTGCGATGAAACAAATAATACCGCAGCAGTCATTGACAGAAATGAATTTGTTGCTGACATCTTTATCAAACCAGCAAGGTCAATTAACTTTATTGGTCTTACCTTCGTCGCCACCAGAACTGGTGTTGACTTTGAAGAAGTAATTGGTTCCGTTTAATTAACAGAGGTTTAATCAACTATGGCTAGTAGAAATCAAGTCAATCCACCACCATTAAGAACGATTTCCGACTTTAAGAGTAAGTTGACAGGTGGCGGTGCTCGTGCTAATCTGTTTGAAGTAGTCCTCACATTTCCTGATGCTGCTACACCAACACAGGAAGTTCTTGACAAATCAAGATTTTTGGTTAAGGGAGCAAGATTACCCGCTTCAAACATCGCACAAATCGAAGTTCCTTTCAGAGGAAGGGTTCTTAAAATTGCAGGTGACAGAACATTTGATTCTTGGACTGTAACAGTTATCAACGATACAGACTTCTCAATCAGGTCTGCATTTGAGAACTGGATGAATACAATTAACAAGTTAAATGATAACACTGGATTAGTTAATCCCGCTGATTATCAATCTGACGCATTTGTATTCCAACTTGACCGTGATGGACAGAGTATCAGAAAATATCGTTTCTATGATACATTCCCAACTCAGGTCGGTCCTATTGAATTATCTTACGATGCTCAAGGCATTCAGGAATTTACAGTTGAACTTCAGGTTCAGTATATTGAAATTCTTAAGGGAGATAGTCCTGTATCAGGCGGTGTGAACATCAGCTAAATAAACATATAACAAAAATATTATACTATGGCGAAACTTTTTGGTTTTTCTATTGATGAAACAGAAGATAAATCTCCTTCTATTATCTCCCCTGTCCCCAAAAACAATGAGGACGGGGTTGATAATTATATAGCAAGTGGATTTTATGGTCAATACGTAGATATTGAGGGTGCATATCGTTCTGAACACGAATTAATTAAGAGATATAGAGAAATGGCTCTGCATCCAGAAGCAGATGGTGCCATTGAAGATGTCGTTAATGAAGCGATTGTTAGTGATCTATATGATTCTCCTGTTGAAGTTGAATTATCAAACCTAAATGCCAGTGAAGGTATAAAGAAAAAAATTAGAGAAGAGTTCAGATATATTAAAGAGTTAATGGACTTTGATAAAAAGTCACATGAAATTTTTAGAAATTGGTACATTGATGGTCGTTTATATTATCTAAAAGTCATTGATGTAAAGAATCCACAGGAAGGATTAAAGGATTTAAGATATATCGATCCGATGAAGATAAAATATGTTCGTCAGGAAAAGAAAAAAAATGGTAAAGATGATCCATTTGTTAGAATTAATAGTAGTAAAGAAGATGCTGTAGCAACTCCTGAGTTTGACGAGTATTATATTTACACAATGAAACCAAATTACCCAACTGGCATGATTGCACAGGCAGGTAAGGGAGCAACTAAAATTGCAAAAGATTCAATTACATATTGTACATCAGGTTTAGTAGACAGAAATAAAAATCGTGTTCTTTCATATCTTCATAAAGCAATCAAAGCACTCAATCAATTGAGAATGATTGAAGATAGTTTGGTTATCTACAGATTATCAAGAGCACCAGAAAGAAGAATTTTTTATATTGATGTTGGTAATCTACCAAAAGTAAAGGCAGAGCAATACCTAAAAGAGGTAATGAGTCGCTATCGTAATAAACTTGTTTATGATGCAAGCACTGGAGAAGTTCGTGATGACCGTAAATATATGAGTATGATGGAAGATTTTTGGTTGCCAAGAAGAGAAGGTGGTCGGGGAACCGAAATCACAACACTACCTGGTGGACAAAATCTTGGTGAGTTAACTGATATTGAATACTTTCAGAAAAAATTATATCGTGCATTAGGTATTCCAGAATCAAGAATCGCTGCAGAAGGTGGATTCAATCTAGGTCGTTCATCAGAAATATTAAGAGATGAACTAAAATTTGCAAAGTTTGTAGGTCGTTTAAGAAAACGTTTTGCACATATGTTTAATGATATGCTCAAAACACAATTAATATTGAAAAATATCGTAACTCCAGAAGACTGGAATAAAATGGTAGATCATATTCAGTATGACTTCTTATATGATAATCAGTTTGCAGAACTCAAAGAAACTGAAATGATACAAGGTCGTTTAGGAAATCTTGCACAGATTGAACCTTATATTGGTAAGTATTATTCAACTGAGTTTGTAAGAAAGAGAGTTCTTCGTCAAACAGATCAGGAAATCGAAGAGATTGATATGCAGATTGAAGATGAAATACAAAAAGGTATAATACCAAATCCTGCAGAAACTGACCCAATTACAGGAGAACCATTACCACAAGAAGGTGGTGATCCTGCTGCTGAAGGTGGTGGAGATTTAGGTGATGTACCACAAGATCCAGACCTTGAAGCACAAGGACAAGTTACTGATGCTCAGTATCAAAAAGATACCAAATCAGCCGAGATATAAATAAACATATTGCTATAAAATAATCTTATGGAAGAATTAGTGGATTTGATTGCGACAGACGCTAGTGCTAGTGATGTATCTGATAAAATAAAAGATGCATTAATGGCAAAGGCAGCTGCTCGAATTGACGCTTTTAGACCTGATGTTGCTTCAACTGTCTTTGATGGTGAAGTTCCAGAGGAAGAAGAAGC